ACATGGACTTGGGCGGTGATGGGTCACGCAATGGTACCGGTAAAACTACGATTGTCAATGCACTAAGCTATGTCTTGTATGGCAATGCCTTAACTAACATTCGCAAAGATAACTTAATCAACAAGACTAACAGCAAGAACATGCTTGTCACTTGTGAGTTTGACTGCGAAGGACATAGTTATCGCATTGAGCGCGGACGTAAGCCTAACGTGCTTCGTTTCATTGTAGATGATCAAGAATCATTACAAGGCGAGACAGAAGAACAGCAAGGCGAGAATAAAGAAACCCAAGCAGACATTGAACGTATGCTTGGGATGGGTCACGATATGTTCAAGCATATTGTTGCTCTCAACACTTATACTGAACCTTTCCTTAGTTTGAAGACTAATGATCAAAGAGATATTATCGAACAGTTGTTGGGTATTACTCAGCTCAGTGAAAAAGCAACCTTGCTTAAAGATTTAATTAAGAACACTAAAGATGCAATCAAAGAAGAAGAATATCGTATCAAAGCCATTGGCGATGCAAACACTAAAATTAAGACCTCTATTGAAGACTTGGAACGTCGTAGTCGTCTTTGGCAGACCAAACAAACGGATGATTTAGAAAAACTTGCCGCAAGTATTAATGAACTAATGAACATTGATATTGCAGTAGAACTAGAGAATCATAAAGCTCTTGCTCTTTGGCAAGCTAACGAGAAAGAACTCAAGCGTTATAATAAAGATTTAGCTACACATCAAAGTGCTATCAAAATCTTAAAAAATAATTTATTGAAATTGGAAGGTGCTAAGACTAAAGCAGAAGCACATCAATGTCATGCTTGTGGTCAAGACATTCACGATAGCAAGCAAGAAGAGATGATGGCAGAGATTGACAGCGCAGTTGTTAGCTTGCAAGAAGACTTAGCTAAAGAAGAAGCCGCATTAGAAAAAGTACAGGCAGATATTCTTACACTAGGCAAGTTAGGTCGAGCGCCAACAGTTCGTTATTCTAATATTGACGATGCAGTTAATCATAAGAGTACTTTAGAAACAGCACAGGATCAGTTTGAGCGCAGAGCATTAGACATTGATCCTTATGTTGAACAAGCAGAGCATTTGAAAACCAGTGCTTTGGAAGAGATTAACTTTGAAACTATTAATAGTTTAACTAAGTTAAATGAGCATCAAGAGTTTTTGCTTAAACTGTTGACTAGTAAAGATAGTTTTATTCGTAAGCGTATTATTGAACAAAACTTGAGCTACTTAAATCACAGATTGGCACATTATCTTGAGAAACTAAGTTTACCGCATGAAGTAAAATTCCGCAGTGACTTAGAAGTAGATATTACACAGCTTGGACAAGAGTTTGACTTTGATAACTTGAGTCGTGGTGAACGTAATAGACTTATTTTGGGCTTGTCGTGGGCATTCAGAGATGTCTATGAAAGTCTAAATAGACCAATCAACTTGTTGTTTATCGACGAGATGATTGACAGTGGTATGGACGCTAACGGTGTTGATAACAGTTTGGGTATTCTTAAAAAGATGGCTAGAGAAAATCGGAAGAATATCTTCTTAATCAGCCACCGAGATGAACTGGTCGGGCGTGTAAATAACATACTACAAGTAGTAAAAGAGAATGGCTTTACAACATTCAATACAGATATAGAAATGGTAGAGGCTTAAAATTATGACAGAAGAAAACACAACTCCGGTTAATACACAAGAAGAACTTGTTAAACAATTCCAAATTTACATTGAGGAAAACGAAAAGTTCACAGGCAAGAAAGTTAAAGCAGCCGCTGGCCGTGCTCGTAAAGCATTGCAAGAAGTTGCCAAGCTAGTAAAAGCCCGTAGAAAAGAGATTACTGAAGAGAAAGCGGCGTTGTCAGTTAAATAAGACTGATGACATGGCTTTACCAAGGTAATTTAATAGAAGAACTTCCTGAGGACTGTGTTGGTTTTGTTTATCTCATTACCAACACGGTCACAGGCCGCAAATACATAGGCAAGAAATTGGCAAAGTTTGCAAAGACAAGTTATAAAGTTGTTAAGCAAAAAAATGGCATCAAAAAGAAAAAGAAAATTCGCACAAAGGTCGATTCAGACTGGAGAGACTACTATGGTAGTAGTGAAGAATTATCTAAAGACGTTACCACACTAGGCAAAGAAAATTTCACTCGTGAGATTTTACATTACTGCACATCCAAGGCACATACTTCATACTTAGAAGCAAAAGAACAATTTGATAGAAAAGTTTTAGAAACAACAGATTATTACAATGGCCAAATATCCGTTCGCGTCCACGGATCTCATATCATAAACAAATTTTAAATCGGCACTAGCCAAATAAGACACTACTGATAATGCCTGTACCGGCAAGTTAAACTAGGTACCCAATAACTGGACTCCGTGTCGCAGGGAAGGAACATCTGAGCAGTAGCAGAGACATGATTGCCACTATCCTTAACAGGACGCAACACTAGGTATGAAACGTGTTGGCAAATGTATAGTATGACCAAAAAGAGTAGGCACTGCTGAGTCATTGCAACCTACAAGAATTAAGATGTTTATCTATTGGCTACTTAATTCTGCGTTATAAGAAGAGCTACATAAAAAGGTACAGCGTAACCGCCTTTACTAGAGATAGTTGTAGTAATAGATTACGATAATGGGCCTCAGACAGGATTCCAATTTTTACTTTTCGTCCTTAACAGGGCGAAGTACGACTGCAAAACCTTGACAAGTATTATCTTAAAGTACTGTTAATAATAGTAATGAATGTTAATGAAACGAATCCTAAGATTTGTGTTTTACTGTAAAGTAAAAAATAAATCTTGTTGTTCTTCGAACAACTTAAATCATTTCTTGTGTTAAAGTGTCTTTTGGCTTAATGCCTCGATCTATACTAAGTTTCTCTTTTAATACTTTAAGGAATATCTTCTTCTCATCATAGGAGAGATTCCACATTTGTTCATAGCTCTGTCCTGAGTATACTGATATGGCTACTATATCTTCGATAATGGCTTTTGTCTCTGCTTCCAAGCTATTCAATAGCTTCATAATTTCAGGCCCTGACTTAAGAGCCAAAAGCCTCATGCGAAAAAAGTTGTAGGATTCAAGTCTAATACACTATCATATTCTTGATTACAATGCTGGCATTGAACTTTGAATGTCTTTTCAACACCTTTATTTCCAATACTCATAATAGCAGTTTCGATTAGTTTAAAATCTTGCTTACTTAAATCTGTTGCCCATTCTTTGATGTTATCTGCATTGTTTACACTAACACCGTCTGGTAATAAAACAGTATCGATACATTCACTGACAATCTTAATATTTTGACTAGTTAAAGTATGATAACTTTTTTGTAACATATCTACTCTTGTCTTTTCATCTATTTCTTGTTGTTCGGCGATTTGCAAGTTTCTTATTTGTTCATATTGAACCCAGTTTAAATTCAACAACTGTTTTACTGTCACTGGTTTGATGTATACTTTAATATCATTGCTAAGTGTTACAGGTTCTATATTATCAACAACTTTGATAGATGCGATTACTGCGTTAAGATTTAAACTGACTTCGTTTTTTGCATCTTCTTTGCAGTCATGTATTGTGCTAATATCCATAGATTCGCCGTATGTGCAACGTCTAATAGCTAACAATATAGCATCTAAGTCCAAGCTAGGCATATTGCTAGGATCGGATATTGTTGGAGCACAGCTTTGTATTAACTCAACAATGGCACTACCATTTAGTAATGCGTCTGCATTTTTTAATAACAGTTCATCTTTGGCAGTCATAGGATATACAGGGATTTCTCCTTGCTCATTTAAATCTTTTGGCTTGACTGTATAAAACTGTCCTTGACTTGGCAACTTAACCCATATGCCAGGTTTTCTAAAATAACTTTTCAACGGGTTGTTCTGATTTTCCATTTTTTCTCCAACTAAATAGTGTATAAAGGAACTACTCTTTATTTATATACATATTTAATGGCAGAAACAGCAAAAGGCTTCGGTCGAATACTCGCAGGTGACCAATTTGAGTTTACTCTTGATGGACTAGCTTCTGCATCTCAAATGGACAGGCTAATCAATGCGATTGGTAAGTCTATAGGCGGAGGCGCGGGAGGTGGCGGAGGCAGCAACAACCCGTTACAAAAAGGTAAAGAGCGTTTAGAAAGATGGAATAAGTCGTTAGCTGAAGCAACAAAAGCTAACACAGATGCAACCAAAGCAAAAGAAGAAGAAACTAGAAACTCTGAAAAACTTAACAAAGAATTATATAAGTTTAAAGGTGCATTACACTCATTAGGACGAGGAAGTTTAACCGGTGCATTAGAATCTATAGATACTGTAGGTACTCGATTTACACTGGGATTAGGAACATTAGTTGGTAGTTTAACAGGATATGCAGATAAACTAACGGAAGGTTTACAACGAGGAATTAGTGGCGGTATTTTTGACTATGCTATTGCTGCCAAAACCGCTGGTATTACAATTGAACAGTTTAGCAAAGCAATAGGAGAAACATCAGGCGGCTTTGCTAGTTTGGGCGTAGGTGCTACTGATGGTGCAAAACAGTTTGGCGCATTAGTTAGTAGTGTTAGAGAAGCTACAGCCGGCGTCGGTAACTTAGGAATGACTAATGAGCAGATGGCAATGTTTACTGCTCAGCAAACAAAAACAGCTATTAGTCAAGGCTTCAAAGGTAAAGCCGCGCAAGAAGTTGTTATTAAAAATTCAAGAGCGTTAGGTGATGAATTAGATACACTGGCGAATAGAACAGGCAAGAGTGTAATGGAACTAGCTGCCGCTGCAATGAAGTTGGCACAAGATCCGATTGTAGCTAACTTTGTACAAACTGCTAAAAATGGTGGAGCACAAGTTTCAAAAGCAGTTCAGCAATTTGGTGCTAGCCTTCGTGGAGTATTTGGCGAAGCAGGAGAAGCAGTAGCCGCTGATACATTAAAAGCAGCGTTGGGTGGATTACCATTAATTATAACTCAAACTGGTAAGAATATGATTATGGCTAGTAGTGCGGTATATTCCGAACTAGAACGTCAAGCAAAAATAGTTAAAAACGGCGGAGATATAACAGCCGAAGACCAGGAAAAACTTCGTAACACAGTTATTAAAGAAGTAGAAGCTCGCGGTGCCGAACTTAGAATGTTAGCTAACTTAGAAGGACCAATGGGCGAAAGTGCTAGACAGCTATTGTCATTGGCAGAGCAGGCAAACTTCTATAACAGCGAAGCTGGAAAGCAACGTAGAGAAGAAGATAAAACTGCACAACAGTTTAATAAGAGCATCAGGGAATTCCAAGCTAATATGCAAAAGTTAGCTATACCTTTCTTACAGTTTATTAACGGAATCGACTGGACTCAACTAATAAACGCATTAAGTGCGTTTGCTGATATTGTTAGATTAGCATTAAGTCCATTAACAGCATTGGGTGAAATATTAGGATTTAAAAATATAGGCGGGACAGTCATAGGAGGTCTATTTGGACTCGGCGCGGTAATCGGATTGTTATTAGGTGCATATTCATTATACACTAAATCAGTGGGCTATGCTACCCTTGCTTTACAAAAGTTCAGTGCCTACTTGATGAAAAATTATGGATTTAATGCTGGAAATGTCGGAGGTACGGCAGGTAAAGCAGCTGGTGCAATGGGCAAGGCAGCAGGTGTAGTAGGTAACGGATTAATAGCATCTAGTGCTGTAAGTGTATTATCGGGTGGAGCACAATCCACTGGCGGAACAGTAGGTAATGTTGCTGGAGGTGTTGCTGGTGCGATTGCAGGTCCTGCATTAGGTAGATTAATAGGCGGCGGCATAGGAACATTTTTAGGTGGTCCTGCTGGAACAATATTGGGCGGCATGGTCGGCGCAGCCGTTGGACAATGGATTGGCGATTTTGCTTTCGGTAGCAGTAGTAAAGAGTTGGCCGGCGCAGGCGCAGAAGCTGTTGGGAATAGTGATGCTAACCTAGCTAAACTTGTAGATGAAACGACAAAAACTAGAGTAGCCATAGAAAAGAATACAAATGAAGTGATTGCAGGTAACTATATTGGACAGCGTGGTGCTAGTGCAACTAACGATTTAGCTAGAATAACTAAAGAAAATCGCTTATACAGTTGATATAAACTATAAATATATAACAGGATAAAAAATCAATATGTCATGGCGTAAGCACTTTCAGATACCACAAACAGCCAACGAAGTAGCCAAATCAAAAGCCGCTACAGGTAACCATCACGGCAGTAGTAGCAAGTTTAGCAGTTGGCTAAAAGACGTATATGCAGGTACACCAAATCGTGTCGAGCGTTATATGCAATACGAAATTATGGATCAAGACAGCGAAGTTAATGCCGCGCTTGATACAGTAGCAGAGTTCTGCACACAGTTTGATTATGAAAGCAATTTGCCTTTTAGTATCGAGCACTTTAATGAACCAACAGAAGCTGAAGTAAATGTATTAACCCGTAGTCTACGTCAATGGTCAATGATCAACGACTGGAACAAACGAGTATGGCGTATGATGCGTAACGTAGTTAAGTATGGTGATGGATTCTTTATTCGTGATCCGGAAACATACGAATTACTATACGTCGATAGTCAAGACGTTAGTAAAATTATTATTAATCAGGCTAAAGGCCGCGAAGTAGAACAGTATATTATTAAGAATTTAAGTCTTGATGTCAACAATAAAGTAGCTACAAATCCACTAATTGCGGATCAAAACTACGGTCCAACACAGTTTAATAAGAGTGCTTTTACACAGTTTGCCAGTGCCAATAGTGCTGGAAATACTAATACAAATAACGTAGAAACTGCCGTAGATGCTAGTCATGTATTGCATTTGAGCCTAAGTGAAGGCATGGATACAAACTATCCATTTGGCACGAGTATTCTAGAATCAGTGTACAAGGTATTCCAACAAAAGTCATTGTTAGAAGACAGTATCATTATCTATCGCGTACAACGTGCCCCAGAACGTAGAGTATTTTATATCGACGTAGGTAACATGCCTGCCAACATGGCTATGAGCTTTGTTGAGCGTGTAAAAAACGAAATTCACCAACGTCGTATGCCTAGTCGTACAGGCGGCGGCACCAGCATTATGGATGCTAGCTATAACCCATTAAGTATGTTAGAAGACTACTTCTTTGCTCAAACAGCAGAAGGTCGTGGTAGTAAAGTTGAAGTATTGCCAGGTGGAGATAACTTAGGTCAAATTGACGACTTGAAGTATTTTACTAACAAGCTAATGCGAGCAATGCGTATTCCTAGTAGTTATATGCCTACTGGTCCAGATGATGGCACAGCAGTATATAATGATGGAAGAGTAGGTACAGCATTTATTCAAGAATATCGTTTTAACAAATACTGCCAAAGACTACAGAACTTAGTTATCAATCCATTAGATAAAGAGTTTAAGATGTTCTTAAAACATAAAGGCATTGAACTAGATTCTAGTACGTTCAAGCTAAGTTTCTTACCTCCACAGAGCTTTAGTGAGTATCGCGAAATTGAAGTTAATAATGCTAGAGCCGCAGTATTTGGACAGTTAGCTGAAGTACAATATATCAGTAGACGTTTTGCATTGAAGAAATATCTTGGTTTAACAGACGAAGAGATTGTAGAAAACGAAGCAAAATGGTTAGAAGAAAATCCAGAATTAGCAGAAGGTACTATGGCTCAAGGACAATCAAGTATGGCCAATGGTGATTTAAACGCCTTAGGAGTTGAACGTCCAACTGAAGATGATTTTGGCCAAGTAGATCAATTAGGGCAAGAAGGTCAACCCGAACTTGGTGCAGAAGTAACAGCCCAAGCAAGTCCATTAGGCGGAGCACCTGCACCAGGCGGAGCACCGCCAGCACCAGGAGTAACACGATGAAATTTAACGAAGTAAGACCTCAAGAAGGATTCGAGAAGCCCGAAGAAAATAAGTTAGAAACTGCTGAAAAGACAGATACTAGACGTCCTAGATTAACTCTAGAGCATTTAGGTAAATTAAGAAAAATGCGTGAAATAAGAAAACTCGAAGTTGAAGACAGAAAAGAACTTTTTAAGAGAATTTACGCAAGACCTCCGGCAATGGAGTAAATTTACTATACTTAATCCAGTTTCCTAAAAGAAAACTGGGTTTTTAACTCTATTATAGCACTATTTTTGTAATCATTCTGTAAATATATTACAGACAAATTACTTTGGCCAAAAGGAGAAACACAATGTCTAAACATACATTAGAGCAAGTATTAGAAGCCCTTATTAACAAGGAAGACGACCGTGCAAGCGAATTGCTACATCAGTTCTTTGTTCAAAAAGGTAAATCAATTTATGAAGAACTAAGTTCTTTCGATGAACAACTAGAAGAAGCAGAAGACGAAGATGAAGATCTTGAAGAAGGTATTGGCGGTCAACCAGCCGGTGACTTCGAAGAAGAAATCATCGCTGATGAAGCTGACTTAGAAGACGAAAAATTATTCAGTGAAGCAGACGAAGAAGGTGAAGACCCAATGAGTGCTGAAGAGCCAACAGAGCCAGAAGCAACTGCTGACTTGGCAATGGGCGACGAAGAAATGCCAGCTGAAGAACCAGCTGCTGACGGCGAATTGCTACAAAAAGCAGATGACGCTATCGACGAATTAAAAGCTATTTTCGCTGAAATTATGGGTACACAAGGTGGTGAAGAGCCAGCTGAAGAACCTGCAATGGACGCTGATATGCCAGCTGAAGAGCCAACAGAAGAAAGCTTCCGTGCTTTCGGTGAAGGTGTAATGCCAAAGCCAGTTAGTGCTCCAACTCCAGGCGACAATGGTCAAAACACACGTAGCCCAGTAAGTTCTGGTTCTAAGATTTCCGCTAACGGTGCAGCCGCAGTTAAAGTCAACAGTGGTAACACAGCAGGTGGTAAAGCTGAATCAGCTAAAGAAGATGACGCCGGTAACGTAAACAAAGTTGGTAACGCTAAAGCTCCTGCATTGAAAAGTGTAGCTGCTCCAAAGAATGCTGACAGCGCAGCCAACAAAACTAGTCCTGTAGCGAAGTAATAAGATGGCCTTACCATTAGTAGAAGCTCTTACATACGACCAAGCTGGTATCCGCACTCAACTTGTGGAAAACCAGACTGGCGGCAAGGACCTCTACATGGAAGGCATTTTCATCCAAGGCGGTGTTAAAAATCAAAACCAAAGAGTTTACCCCGTAAATGAAATCGCTAGAGCATGTAGTAACATTGCTGAAAAAATTAAAAATGGTTATTCTGTGTTAGGCGAAGCCGATCACCCAGATGACCTGCAAGTTAACCTTGACCGTGTTTCACACATGATTACTAATATGTACATGAATGAAAACAACGGTATCGGTAAACTAAAAATCTTACCTACACCAATGGGCAACATCGTTAAAACTCTTTTAGAGAGCGGTGTTAAACTTGGCGTAAGTAGTAGAGGATCTGGTAATGTCAACGAATCCGGTGGCGTTACTGATTTCGAAATTGTCACGGTAGACATCGTGGCACAACCTAGTGCTCCTGCAGCATATCCGAAAGCAATATATGAGCGTGTAATGCACGATCGTAGACGCGGCGCCTTAATGGACGTTGCCAGTGCAGTAAGACATGATGCCAAGGCACAGAGATACCTCCAGGAAGAGGTTCTTAGGTTCATCACCAACTTGAACAAGTAAGGGGAACAAGATGAGCACATTAAAAGAACTATTCGGCGCTGAGGTTTTATCTGAGGAAGTAACAAGCCAATTACAAGAAGCTTGGGACTCTAAAGTTAAGCAACTACATGAAGAAGTTGAAGCTAATCTACGTGAAGAATTCAGTCAGAGATACGAATCTGACAAGGGTTTGATCGTTGAAGCCGCTGACAAAATGATTACAGAAGCAATTCGTCGTGAAATCGAAGAATTTGCCGCTGATAAGCGTGAAGTTGTTGAAGCAAAAGTTGCATACAAAAAGCAAATTCGTGAACATGCTCAAATGTTAAACAAGTTTGTTATGGAACAAATGGCTAAAGAGATCAAAGAACTCAGAGAAGATCGTAACGTACAAAAAGCTAACTTCGAGAAATTAGAAGAATTTGCTTTGCGTAAGTTAAGCTCAGAGCTAAAAGAACTAAAAGAAGATGAAGACAAACTAGTACAAGCTAGAGTCAACTTAGTAACAGAAGGTAAAAAAGTTATCGCTGAAGCTAAGGCTAAATTCATCAAAGAAGCAGCCACAAGAGCTGAGAAATTACTAAGCGAAAGTCTACGCACTGAGATCACTCAATTACGTGAAGACATTCAAATTAGTCGTGAAAACGCTTTCGGTCGTAAGATCATGGAAGCATTTGCAGGTGAGTTCATGGCCAGCGGTTTTGCCGATGGTACACAGGTTAAGAAATTAGGCGACCAAATCGCTCAATTGACTAGCCGTTTAGACGAAACAGCTA